CCCGAAAGGAATGCACAGAAGGCGTTTACGACGCACAGGACGAACCATCCTGGGCCGAGACCCATCAGTGCTCCACAGCGAGAGATGAATTTCTCATCGCTGTTCGGGAACTCGATCTCGTGAGTGTTGATCGTTCCTTCGAGGGCATCGTCCCACCATTCTGGTTTTCCAGTGATGGCGGTGACTTTGTCCAAGACGAAGCGACTCAACTCGATCGAGATCGGATCTGTGCTCTTCGAGAGATCAGCCGAATAAACGATCAGGGACTCTGCATCCCAGATCGCCGGCGCCTCTAACTCAACTTCTTCGTTCCGCAAGATGTCCTTAGTTACTGCGAACCCCTTCAACAAGGGTAACAGTACCTTGGTCATCGCTCGAGCGGCCCACGATACAGGAGCTGAGTGCACAGAGGCGACTCGGATTTTTCCGTCTGGCGTGATAATAGGCGCCAGCCTGCCCACCCTGTGGTTCTTTGACTCCAGGAGGCAGGCACGGAAATGTTCGGCTGCGGTACGACGGCGACGTGTGAACATGAGGGCTCGTCTCTCTTCGGAGATGAGTGCTGGGTGTGAATCCCAGAGTCCTTCGGTGCATTCCCGGATGTAATCCTCAGTGATATCTTCCTGATCCCCCCAAGGGATCGGAAGACCTGAGTATTCTGGGTTGCCACCTTCGTAGGACACCTCTGTCCATTTCGCCGTCAGACGCGTGATCGCGCGATTCCTTGCGTCTTGCTCCCGCTCTTTTGGAGAGCGGGAGGTGTACATCTTGTAGACGTACGCACTGCCCCCCTTCTGGATTGACTGCTCATAGCAGGCACTCCCTCCGGGGATAGGGATAGTACGCTCATCCATCCGGGTGAGTTTCTTCCCTTTGAAGACCATTCCGATGAACTTTTCAAGTTTGTCCAGGATGGTCTTCGGCGGTAAAGGCGCTGGATCGCGCAATCGTTCCGAGGCGGAGCGACACTCTTCCTCCACTTCCGATTGCTTCGGTTTTGGGAGGATGAGTCCTCTCGTGAGTGTACTGGCCAACATCAGTCTCTCGGGGGTTTTCCCCCGGTTTGCGAGGTCTCCCGTTCCAGCTGTTAGCTTTAGACGCACACTGTGTGCGAACGCTTTCAGCGATGGGATTCCTCCAAACACCACACTCCGGACGAATCTGTACATCCTCATTACGATGTGCCGGTTCCATGGGTGTTTGGTTGAGCAACTGATGTCGCCATACACTAACTTGAGTGCTTCCGAGATAGCCAGCCAGTTTTTCCTGACTATCCGGAGGTTGTTCTTTTCACAGCTTTTTAGACTACTTTTCCGCACGGCCGCCCAGTTTCTGGGTAATCCGTGTACGACATGTACGCTTGCTTGATCGCAACCAAGCAGTGTAGTTGCCTCCTTGAACAGAGTGAAGACGGATCGTAGAACCGTCGATCTCCGTTTTGGAGGGTGACATGTCGCATCTAGACCACTTCGAGTGGTCGGGGGTGCGGTTGTTGTGATTGAACGTTTTGAGGGAGCCGGTTGGCGTCCCTCTCCTGGCAGAGCCAGGGGTTGGCCCGGTGTCACCGGACCTGCAGAATTGTTCTCCCTAGCCCGACCTAGTTTACCTAGGTCGGCCTTTGCG